GGCCGATCTTGACGGTGCCGACGGTATCACCCGAGGCCGCAGCGACGACGGCGACGCCGACTTTGGTATTGCTGGCGCTCGTCTTGGTGAAATTCTTCGCCGTGTTGTCCCAATAAACGGCATCACCCTCGGCCCACGCCGCACCGGCGGCCTTGGGCATGTCGGAAAAGATGCCCTTGACGCGCATGGTGAAGGTATCGCCGACGGTCGCATTGTCCGCGATCGGCACGCCGAACAGGTTGGTACCGATCAGGATCGGCACGCCGCCGAGCACGCCGCCGGCCGGCACGGTCAAGGTGAGGTTGTCACCGTTGGAAACGTAGTTCTTCATTTGCTGGATTCCCTTGAGCAAAAACGAAAGCGGCCGACGCAATCAAGCGCCGGCCGCCGTGAGGACTTCCGAGAACGTCGGCTTAGTTGCCGGCGTTGTAGAACATGCCGCGATAGTCGATCGCCTTCGCAGCGAAGTCGAGCCGGCCCTTGATCTCGACGCCATCCACGTCAAAGCCGATGCGGCTTTCGGTGTAGAGACCTTCCTCGCCTTCGAGGTAGGCATATTCGATGGTGTCGATCATGGCCGGATCGGCGAACAGATACCAGCCATTACCCGAGAGACGCGCCTCGACGATCGGCTCAAGCGAGCCGGCGAACGGGTTAACCTGCGCATTCTGCGTCGGGTAAAGCGTGGTCGCGAGGAACTGCTGCGCCTCGGTTTCCTTGTCGGGCGACACGACGATGAACGCCGGAGTCAGGTTCAACGGCTCGGCGTCGGCGGCCTTGTTGGCGAGGCCCTTCTGCTTACGCATCGCGGCCCGGCCCTCATTGAGCGACGCGAGGGCGATAGCGCCCGGCGTGCCGAGGTTTTTGTGCGTCGCGTGGAACATCGCCACACCGTCGCCCATGGCGGCGTTGGCGGTGATGATCGCCCAAAACAGCGAGGCCTCGGTTTCCGCAGCGGCCCGGCCGAACAGCATCGGAATGCGATCGAACGCGCCGAGATCGTCATTGATCAGCGCTTGACGCGTGATCATGACCTTGCGGCCGTAGGTTGCCAGCGCGTACGACTCCTTGGAGTCGGCGAGCGCGGCGTGCGTGTACTCGCCGCCTTCCTTGATCGGCTTGAGGTTCGGCATGTTCGAAAGCTGAGTGATCGCGCGCGTTTTGAAGTCGGGCGCGTTGTTCTGGCGAGACAGCCGTTTCCAGTGCTGCGGCGCCACGTCATAGGCCGAGCGCAAGCGCTTGGACACGACATTGGCGAGGATGTTCGGGAAATCGGAGGTGGACATCGCGCCACCCGAACGCGCCGCGAGGCCGTCCAGGCCGAGCAGTCGGCCGGCAAGGTCCATCTTGCCGAGGCCGCGAAGGCGCTCGCCGGTGACGGACTCATGATAGGAGCGGCCCATCTCCATCAGCGACATACCGCGCCACTCGCGGGCCGCGTCGGTGAGTTTGGTCGCGGGATTGGCGCGGTGCATGATCGCATTTTCGAGCGCGTCGCGCGTGTTCTCGATCGCCTCGCGGCCGACGCTGGCATCGCCACTGCGGGACGAAATCGAGGTGGCATCGGCGCGAGCGGCAATCGCCTCAAGCGCGGCGGCGCGAGCGGCCTCGATCGTGGTGCCGGCGGCGGTATGGGTCGCGGCGAAGCCGTCGAGACGGTGACGCACGGCAAGCTCGGTGATGCCGGCGACGCGGGCGCGCTCGGCCTCGACGGCCGCACGGATCGCGGCGGCGTCATAGGCCGGCGCGGGCGGCACGACGACGGGCGCGGCGCGGGTCTCGGTGGTGGTGGTGGTGGTGGTCTCGGTCTCGTCCATCGTGGTAGTTTCCTTTTCGGGCGCGGCCCGGTTGATGGTCACAGGGAAAGTTTCGTCGTTGCCGCGCACTTGCGCGTCGGCATCCGCCGGGATCGTCACGAAAGACACCTCGTAAGGAGTCCAGCGCGTTGCGATGCGTTTCTCGACCTCGCCCTTTTTCTGCGGCTCGACGACGCGCACCTCGTCGATCGAATAGCCAACCGACACGTTGCGAATGATCTTTTCGGAGACCATTGCGAACATGCGATCGGCGTTCGGATCGACGCCTTTGCTCGGGAAGCGGATCAGGGAACGGCCTTCACCGCCCTCGATCCAAGCCTTTTCGATCACGCCGACTTGCGACGACGTGCGATAGGCTGAATGGCTATCAAGCGCCGGGGCGCCCTTGTTGAGCCGATCGAGGTTGATCGCCGAGCGCGACACCTCAAGGATTTCATCGAATGGCACGCTCGTGTCCCATCCGGTCCAGCGTCGCCGACGAACGGCGGCGCCGGTAGTGAACGCCACCTCGACGGTGCGGGCCTCGACATCAATCGAGCTAACCGGCGAGTCGCGCGTTTGCATCGGCAAGCTTACCGGATCACTTTTTTGATCCGGCGGGCTTACTGTCACTGTTTTTGACATTCGTGTTTTCCTCAGTTTGACCCTCGGCGGCAGCGCCACCCTTCATCGACGCCAGCGCCATGCGCGGGTCGGTGTCGAGCACGATTCCCCGTTTGTCGATTTCCTTGAACCAAGCCTCGATCTCGTCGAGTTGCGTGTCGGGATCGACGCCCCACGCGAGCACGAATTGCGCCCACGTCATGCGCCCCGATCGCACCGCGAGAATGTCGGCTTGCATTTCCTTGACCGGATCAATCGGCTCGTTTGCCGGCATGATCCATTCGACGGGATAACCGCCGGCCCGTGCCGGCAAGATGCCGGCATCGATCGCCATCTCAATCCATCGATCCCAAAGCGGTTCGAGCAGCATCGCGACGAGCGTCAAGTGCTGAAACTGCTCGATGATCCGGCGAAACTCGATCTTGCCGGCCTTGAGCGACGAGAAATTCGCGTGCGTCAAATCGCCGGTCAACTGATCGTAAGTCAGGCCGGCGCCGGCGGCGAGCGCCAGCAAGGTTTGCCGCAACACGCCCTCGAACTGCATCGAGCTAGACGGCGCAACCGTCTGCACTTCCTCGCCCTGTTCGAGATAGGCGATCATGCCCGGCGAGAAATTCTCGATCCGGCGTTGCGATCCGCTCGGCGTCGTCTGCTGCGTCGCTTGCGCGAGCGTGCGGGCGGTGTTGTTGGTCTTGATGAACGCCGCAAGGCAAGACTCGATCCGCGCCTTGACGACGACGGCCTCTTGCAGATCGGCGAAGTCGCGGCCCGTGAGCATGGTGCACGCGAGCCAGGGCACGCCGCGCCCCTGCCCGATGCGATCTTTCCGATAGACGTGCAGAATATCCCGCGCGTCGATGCGCTTGGAGACCGTCGGCATCACGAGGCCGCGCGCGCCGGGGTGCACCGGATGCACCCAATAGCCGAGCCGCTTGCCGTTGCGATCGTACTCAATGCCCTGATCGACGATCACGGCCTCGGCGTCCATCGACAGCCGCGCCTTGCCCGACATCATCACGCGGTCGCGCGCGGCGTCGAGGTGATCCGGCTCAAGCAACTGCAATTCGAGCGGCACGACGCCGCGCGGCACGCTTGCCGGCGGCACCGGCACCATATGCGCGAGCACCTCGCCGGATTCGACGACGCACCCCGTAGCGAGCCCGAGCAGGCCGGCAAAGTTGAGTTGGCCCTCACGGTCGCAATGCTTGCCCCATTTCTTCCACGCCTGCTTAACGCGCTTGTCGAGGGCCTTGTTGCCGGTGTCGGGCTTTGGCAACACGCCGGTGCCGACGGCGTGCGCAACCGTCACCGTCTTGATGCGCTGGCCCCACCATGTATTGCGCGTGAGATCGCGCGAGCGGGCGCGCAACGTAGACAGCGCGGCCTTTGTCTCGACGTTCGCCGAGGCATTGGTCGCGCGCCATCCATCGGTGCGCCGCCCGAACGTGGCGCCGTCATAGACGCGCACGTGATCGAGGCTCACGCGTGCAGCGGCACGGCGAAGCCCGGCGGCCGGCGCGAAATACGCGACGACGCGATCGATTGCATTCATGGGTTTCGCCCTCTACTCGCGGCAATGCCGCACATAGGACACACGAGGCGTCGGCGCAGTCGCCGGCGAGACCTCTTGCATCATGTCTTGAAGTTGCGCGAGCATGTTCGCGCGCGAGGTATACTCGACCTCGCGACTATCAGGCCCCGAACCGAACTTGACCTTTTGCGCGCCCGAGGCCAAGGCGGCCTTGAGCGCGTCGATGTCGGCTTGCGTGTATGACATCGCCCCGATCCGCTAGTTGTAATTCACGGGCGCAAAGATCGTATCCGGCTCGACGGAGCACCACGGCAGCGTCAAGAGAAACGTGATCAGCGCCGGGCAATTCGTCACATAGAGCGGATCGTCAACGATCTTTTTCGGCAACACATAGTTGCCAGACAGCGCCACCACGGCGCCCGCCGCGATGCCGCTCGCCGCATCATTCAAATTGATGCCGGCGCCGGGAGTCGCGTTGTCGATCGCGCGAGGATCGACCTCGGCCACGCCGTCGGCGTCCAGGGTGAGCGCGGTCGCGCGCTGCGCCCCACTGAGAATAAAGTCGTTTTCCATTGCCATTTTACGCGGCCCCTATTGCTTGAAGATAGGCAAGCGTGCGGCTGTAAAACGCCGCCTCTCGCCCGGATAGTGAAGCGCCCCACGCGGCCACAGCCTGTTGCCGTGTCGAGAACGCGGTCGCGTTGGCGCCGCAAACCCATTGCTCTTGACTGGCCGGGCCTGTTGAAGCGACGGCCGACGTTGCGACTTGCGCGCCATTGAGAAACACGCGCCGGTCTGTACTGCCCCGCCGCTGAATGCCGATCAGGCCGGGGGCCGTGTTCGCAAAGCTGATACTCTGCCCGGCGGCGTTGTTGATGTCGGCGCTACCGTTGCCCGCATTGTTGCCGGTGATGACCGCGCGCGGCGCAGTCGTGCTGCCGAGATCGGGCGAGCCGCTTGACGGGTTGGTTAGCAGATACAACCACGCCGAGGCGTTATCCTGCACGTAATTCACGCCATTGATGCTCGGCGTGTATTGTGTGCGCAAGCGCGACGACGTGCCGTTGCCGGTGTAGCCGCGATCGGCGGTAAAGCTCGGCGAGTTGACGCCGATCAAGCCGAACGCACCCGGCGACTTCCAATTGATCGTTCCGGCTTGGCTATCCGCAGCGGCCATCAGGTAAAGAATATCAAGCAACGGCCAAATGCCGTCGGCCTTCAAACCAACGACATAAGCATTGATGACAGCCCGACGCGCCAGCGTCGGCGCGATCGAGAAAGCGGCAAAGATCGCCGCTGCGTCGATATCGTAGCTCACACCTGCCACGACGCTAACAGCGTCGCGGAGCGCAGCGGGAGAGCCGGCCCGCTTGAGTGATTTGGGGCCGAGCCGCATCGCTTACGGCCTCGCCTTCATCGGCGTGCAGCGCACGACGGCGGTGCCAGACAACGACAGCGCGTTGACCGCGACGGCCTCCACAACCGGGATCATCTCGGGTTGATTGGCGACAATGCGCACCGACGTGCCATCATCGACCGCCGCCGCGCCCGCCGTGTTCACGACGATATCGGCGTCGGTTGTGACGCGGACGAATTTGCAGCCGGCCGGCGGCGTCAGCAGCGCGGCCGACGTGGTGATCGACTTTTTCGTGCCGTTGGCGTGATCAAAGATCGGGTCTTGATCAGGAGAAAAGCCAACTAGAAGCGTCTCGCGGCCAGTCGCCGGGTCGCGAGACACGAGCAACTGAGCGAGAGGCAACTGATCACTAGCGAGAGGCATAAACGCGCCCTTTCCAAAAGATGTTGTGAGATGTTGCGCCGAATCGGCGCGCGTACGCGTTTCGGGGCGCGCCGGCATTGAGAGGCCGGCGGCTCGTGAGCCTTCCGCGCGGTGCTCGCGCCCCGAACCTTAAGGATCAGGCAAGCTTTGCGTTCGCGAATTGCGCGAACACGCGATCGAGCCACGTGTTGACCATGCCGCGCATCACGGCCGACGAATGCTCGCGGCCGAACACACGGAAAGGCATGTTCGATCTATCGACGGCCTCGGCCGCAGCGGCGCCGAGCATCGGCACGTCGAGCGCGCCGGCGGGGAATGCGAATTTCGTCGCGTTGATGTGGTTGCCGATCGGCACATGGCGCGCGCCGGCGGCCAGGCGCTCGGCGACGGGCTTGATCTCGTCGATTGAGGCTTGATTGCTGCCGAGCACGTGCAACACGGTGATCGCGTATTTGTCGGGATCGAGGAAACCGATATCGGTCAACAGTTGCAGCGTCGGCGTGAGCACGCCGGCGCGGATGTCGATCACCGTCGCCGTGAGCGCGTTGATCCCGTCGAAAACGCTCATATGGCCCTCGGTGTCGCTGAAATCGACGATTTCCGTGCGATCCGCGAAGAAACGCTTGAGCACGCCGCCGGTCGGGTTATCCGCGCTCGGTGGCACCTCGTTTTCGGTGTCGAACGCGCGCACCTTGACGCCGCTGGCGTCGAGGAAGTCGATCAGCGCGCGCGTGATCGTGGTTTTGCCGACGCCGCCCTTGTTGGCGCCGACGATGTAGATGCTCGGCTTTGTCATGGTCCGTTGTCCTGTTTTTGTGTCGTACGAAACAAAGCCGCTTAACGATTGAGCCAACCGTTGACGCTGCGGCCGATCCAATTCGAGCCGGTCGGCTCGTCTTGTGATCGCGCCGCCGGCGCCGCGACGCTCGCATTTGCGGGCGGCGTCGGGTCTTGAACCGGCGGCGGATCGCCCGGCAAATTGGCGATCTCACTTTCCGTAAGATCATCGATCAGCGCGGGCATTGCGGACGCGGGACTGGTCGCAATTTGAACGGCAAGGGGACGCGCGGCGAACAAATCGCCTTGCGTGATCGAGGGCGCGCGCTCGCGGGCGAGCAACTTCCATTCGTCCTCTGTCATTGACGACAGGCCGAGGTGATCGGCGACGGCCATGTTGTAGACACGGCAATCGAGCCAATGGTTGGCTTGATTGCCGCGCGGCTCCCAACGCTTGGTTTGACGCCCGCGATTGCGAACGTCGGCGAGATATTCGGCCGTGACTTGCTTGAAATAGTTTTCATCGAGAAACTTGCCGAAATGGCAGAAGCCCGCCGGATCGACCTCGTGTCCCGATGATTTGCCCTCTAGCCGCAAATCCGAATACCAATGGCCCTTAAGCGGCCATGTGCCGATCGGCCAAAGCTTGACATGGCCAACCTTCACGCCGTCCAAGTCGATGTCCTTGACGCTCGGCGTGCCGATCGCCGGCAGATGCCAACCATCGCGGCCATCCACGGCATAGGCGTTATGGCGCGTCGAGCACCAATGATAGACGATGTGCGAGCGGAAACCGGAGTCGACGGCGAATCCGTCAACCTTGCGGCGCCCGCCGTATGCGTCGGGCCATTCGCGATCGTAAAGCTCGCCGAGTTTCAGGAACGCGCCGCCGTTCGCGTTGGTGGTGTCACCCTCCAACACATCGACGTGCACAACCCACGACTCACGGTTCGGCGCCCACGCGACGATCTCGACATAGATGCCGTTCATCTGCACGTCGGCGGCGGCCGTCAACATCAGGCCGCGCGGCGGGATGCGCCCTTTCGGGTAATCCTCGCGGCGCTCAAGCAATCGAACATGATCGGGCGCGTCGCCCTTCATTTCGAACGCCTCGCCGAGCGTGAGGTTATAGAACGCCTTCAACTTGGCGGGATCGCCTTGCGCGGCGATCCAGCGCTCGGCGATCTTGTCCCACGGCACGAACGGCGACGACATCGCGTCGATGTGGTATGACGGAAACTTGCCCGGCGCCGGCGCCGTCGCGATCCATCCGTTGCGCATCCCGAGAGACTCGAGATATTCGCACGGCGGCGCGTGCTTGCTGCCGGCGCGCATCAGCCCGTTTTTTTCGTGCGCCTCGATCACCGTGCCGCAGCACGGCGCAACGTAGTGCGCTTGGAACGGAAACGAGTCGTTGAACTTGAAATTCGGCCCAAACCGAAACGCGAACGGCGATCCGCAGCCAGGGCAATCAACATTCCAAAAACGTTGATCGCCGGCCTCGAATTGCTTGTCGATGTAGCACGCGCCTTTAACCGTCGGCGTCGAGATGTTGATCTCTTTCCAGTCGCCGGTCGCGAGGAACGACTCATAACGCGCCTCGATCATCGCGTGCGGCGAGCCCTGCCCGTCGAGATCGTCGGGATATTCGCTCGCCTCGTCTTTGATGATCTTGCGCTTTGTCTTTGAGCGGAGATCGGCGGTTGAGTTGGCAATCGCGAGCGCCATCGAGCCGCCCGGATAGCGCTTGAGATACGTCGTCGAGCCCTCGCCCGAGCGCGAAACTTGCGGCTTGATCCGCGCCTTGAGCGCGGGCGAGCCCTCGATCGCGGGGTTGAGCTTGTCCGCGATGAAGTCGGCGAGCGCGCCGTCGGTTGGCTGCACAAGCAAGATGCCGCCGCTCGGATCGGTATCGATCGACGAGCCGACGATGCCGATCGCCATCATCGTAAAGCCGGTTTGCGCACTCTTTCGGCAAGCCTCTTTGTTGACGGGCGAGTCCGGGCCACTGTTGTTCAACGGCTCGACGACATAAGGCGTAAGGCGCGGGTCCCATTTTTCGTTGGCGCGCGGGCCGTCGGGCACGACGATATTTTGCGCGCACCATTCCGACGGGAGAAGCTTTTTCGGCGGGCGCGCGAGCGCGCTGATCTCGCGCACGTAGAGCGCGGGCGCCGAGTGTTTGAATCGCAGCATGACGGGCACCCGGCTTTTGATCAGGCCGGATCAGTCACCTCGCCCGGCTCGATCGTTGATGGCTCGGCCTCGGCCGCAATGACATCCATTGCGTCGGCAATCGCCGTGCGAAGCTCGCGGGCGATGTCTTTGAGCTTGCCGCGTGCGCCGGCGGTGCCGTCTTTGACGGCGACGACGGCGAGCGCTTCCGCGTATGTCGGCAAGCGATCGACGATGCGCACGATCGCCTCGGCGGCCTTCTGCCCGGCGTCTTTCACTTCCGCGACCGGCACGAGCCGGCCGAGCCGTTCCTCAAGATCGAGAAACTTGAGATCGGCCGTATATTGCGCGGCGCGCGCCTGATGATCGCGCAACGCCGGCGATGTGACTGCAGTCGGATCGGCCTCGGCCTCGGCGCGCGTTTCGGCGCCGGCCTCTTTGAATGCGTCGCCAGTGTCGCCGACGGCGCGATCGAATTGCGCGAGGTTCACGAGCTTGGTGCCGTTCGGGCCGGGCCGCGTTTCCAGCAAGCCGGCCTCGACGAGCGAGTCGACGCGCTTCGCAATCGCCTGCCGCGATTTCTCTTTCTGCCGAGCGATCTCGGACACCGAAAGCCAAAGCCCGACCTCGGCGAGATCGTCGCCCGCCTCGTCGCTCATCACATGCCCCACATCTGCAACACGCCGCGCATCACGCCGACGGCGAGCGCCGACGAGGCGACGATCAGCAGCAAGCCGCTAATGCCCCGCTGCATCATAGCTCCCCCGATCGCAATCGAATCGTGATCGGGTTGGCGAAATACACCGGCGAGCCGAATTGATATTGCCGCTCGACGGCGTGCCAGCGCCCGCCGATCAAGGCTCGGCACGACTCGCGAGGCCGAGCGAGCATCGCCATCGGCGCCGACGAGACCGCGCGCAACGCCATGAACTCGGCGCACGACATCACAGCCGGCTCGCGCAAGACGTGCCATTGCCGATCGGCGGGGTGCACCCCTGTCAACCTGTCAACCATGTCAACCCAACTTTTCAGTTTTGCGGCTGGCGACTTTTCGGGGCGCTCTCGTGCCGTAGGGCACCCCCCACCGGGAGGGACCCATTCGGGGTGGTGGCCCGGCCGCCCGCCCAAATGCCAGCGAGCCCGACCCCCGCCATGGCGAGGATGATCCCCGTTGCCGAGACGCCGGCCGCGAACAGCACGAGCGCCAGCACATCAGCGCCGAGCATGAAGCCGCCGAGGATAGCGAGGCGCACGAGCGCATCGAACACACGCTTGGCTTTCGACATGGCGTCACCTCTCAGGCATGGCCGCCGAGTATGGCGGCAATCTCGTGCTGCAACCGTGCAGGCAGGATCGTCCTTACAGCGCTTAGGAACTCCCCCGCAGTCGCGCCTGTCACCATTTCGGTAGGGATGAACAGGCCCGACTTGATGCGGGCGATCGGCACACGGCCCGAGCCGGTGCGGTGGAATACCTGCCCGCCGAGCTTGAGCCCGACACGGTGCGGGAAGCGCCCGCCCTTGATGAACGCGCCAGCATAGACACGGCGATGATTCCACGGTGCAGCGGACACGCCCTTGCGGGTCTCACGCGCCTTGAAGTATTTCAGCGACACGTTGCCGCCGCGCGACTTGAGCGAGTAAGTCAGGCCGGCCGGCTGTTTCTTCACAGCCCTCGCGATCACTTGCCGCTTGAGGCCGGTTTGCGCGGTCAAGGCGCGCACAACGCGCGTTGCCGTCATGTCGCCGGTGCGGCGGATCGCGCGCGCTATCGCCGCCGGCGCCTCGCGCTCGGCTTTCTTGAATAGCTCGCCGAGGCGCTCGATTTGGGAATAGTCGATCTCAAGCATCGAGAACGCCATCGCATCACCGCTTGGTAAGCTTGGCGCTGAGTTGCGCGAGGCGCGTCGATGCCGCCGTGCGGAGTGCGCCCGAGCGCGCATCATCCCTAAGGGTGCGCGCTACAAAGCCGGCCGCCCCCGCGACCGACTTGACATCACCCCGCACGGCGGCGGACATGCCGCGCGTGATCGCTTGTTTGCGTTCATTGCAGCGGCAACCCA